GCGGAGCACAAATAGGTTATGACAAAAGTAATGCAATGAGCATGTTCAGCCTTGAAAAAATGATCCAAGCTGACAATTCCGCAATAGCAGCCATAAACACAATGGAATATGTTGGTCAATTCTGGGATAAATACAATGGGTTTATTGCTGATGGTAATAACGCAGCTACTATATTGGACAGATACCTCGAATTATCTAATAAATATAGCCGTATTATCAATAAATTGGGAAATACTCCGACATATATAAATATGTATTCTGATTACCATAAATATATAAATGGACAGTTACACGGTGTTGCATTAACAGATGCGGCAGTAAATGTAATTTCTATATTTGGTCAATATGGCGCGACAATATCAGTGGGATATTCAGGCATAAAGAAAAGTGCTGGAATATTAACCAATTTGGAATACCAATTACGAGACCAATTTAATATAATACAGAAAGATTATATAAGAATGATGGGAGGTGGATTCTAAAATGAATAAACATGTTTAATCCAATGGACTATTTATTTTATAAAATATACAGAGGTTTAGATATAATAGGTGGTGGTAGAGAGGTTATGGCAACAACTATATTGGTTCAAATCAATCTCATGACCATATCTATTTCAATATTTGGAACGGTATCATTGGGAGCATTTATATTTATAGGAATTATAGGACTATATTTAGCATCGTATTACACCAATAATGAAGAAAGAATCATAGAAAAATATGAATCAGAATCCGAACGATCCCGTAAAATAGGAAATGTAATAGTAGCAATATATTTAATACTAACATTTGCTATTCCATACATTCTAATACGCAATAATTAAACTTTTGGGCTATCTAAAATTAGATAGCCTATTTTATTTGCATTTGAAATATATTTTTCTTAACTTGCCTACAGTAATCAAGCAAGGCTCCACCGTGAAAGCAACCTACACATATCTCGCCGACGGTACTAAAACCAAAGTTGTCAACGCATTAGGCGCAGGATTCGATTACATAGGCTCGTTCAAATATAATCGCAGCAATTCCAATATTACATTGGAAAGCGTTGCTTCGGCAGGCGGAAGGATATACAAAACAAGCAGCGGATACGAGGCCCGATACTTCATTTCGGACCATCTTGGAAGCACAAGATTGGTTGCATCTGCGAACGGCACGGTATCGGAACAAAACGACTATATGCCGTACGGAGAACGTCATTCGAATTCCGCTTTGGCAGCCTCTACGAACCCGTATCTTTATAACGGCAAGGAATCGCAAAAAGATTTCGGAATTAACTATATAGATTCTGAAGCACGATTCCAAAGACTCGACGGAGCTTTCAACTCGATAGACCCGTTAAGCGAGGAAAATTATTGGATAAGTCCGTATACATATTGTAACGCCAATCCGATTCGATACATAGACCAAACGGGCGAACTGACCGACGATTATTTTAATTACGACGGTAAATACCTTGGTAATGACGGAACCGCATCTAATAACATAAGAATAGTATCTGATGATATTTGGAACAAATATGCTACAGACAAACTATCGATACTTACAAATGTTTTTACACGCTCTGTATTATTTTCTCAAGCAAATATGACAGATAAAGCTGCAATAAGTATTTATAATTATTATAACTTGACAGATAAAAGTGCTATTGCATATAATGACATGTCTAAATCAGCCTCCAACATGAATGTTAGCACAAAATATGAAAAACATTCAGATGGGAATTTCAAGATACTGGATATCCAATTAAATGTTAATATTGCTAAAAATAGAGATTCACGATTATATGACAACTATGAAAATATAAAAAGTTCATTTGAACATGAACAAAAACATATATTGGATATAATTGACGATACCAAAGCGCACTTTAATCGGTCAAGAAAAGAACAAGAAATTAGAGCTGTAGAGTACCAAAAAAGACAAGCCACATATCTTAAAACAACAACTGATTATAAGTGCAGTGTAGACAATTACTTGAACTATATAATAAATTTAGCACAATGAGAACTCTTATTATTATATTATTATGTTGTTATCCGAGTCTAATCTTTTCTCAGATTAAATTAGACATAACTTCCATTGATGTAGATTATAATATATACGATAAACATAGTTGCGCGGATGAAACAGCAAATATACTATTCCGTTTGCCGCGGATTCGATGTGAATTAAAGATTACGAATTATGATAAAGAAACAATTGAAATTGAGACTAGAGTTATCATGCCGTCTAAATTAACATACATGTATAATAATAAGCATGAAGTTATTAATAACGGGATGTTATTTTCGCCCAACCCACTCCCAATAACCATAAAAATACCCCATAACGAATCATACACATTTGATTTAAGTTTTCCTTTCCATTCAGACAAGGAATTCGATATTGAAAATTATAATAAGAATATTTGGCAAATATTATCGACATTGCAAGTCGAAGTACAATTGGATATTCCTCATGGATATCAAATAGTATCAAAGCCAATAGATTGGAAACAGATAATAATTAAAGGTAAATAACCACAATAATTTTATGGGCGATTATTTTTAATCGCCCATTTTTGTTAATTTTATAATCGCGAAAACGAAACGTACAACTTTCTAAAACGAAACGTACAATTTTCACTGTTTTTCACCCCATCAAAGCAAAGGCATTTAATCACCATTTAAGCGGTAATTAAATGCCTTTTGAACATCTGCAAAAAGCGTGGAAAATGTTGCTTTTCAGCTGCATTTTGTCTGCACTTTATTTGCTCAATTCGTAGAAAATCACTATCTTTACATAGTAATTAAGAGGTTCTTTTGCGTCGGTTTATCCCGTTCGCAAACCTTTCATGCAACCAGCTTGTCAAGCAGGCTAATGATATTTGCCTTTATCTTGCGCCTGTCTCTTTCCCACTCTATTTGTTCCATCCCTTTGTCATATTCAGGATAAGGCTTTTCTTTCGTCTTAAACTGAAAATGCTTGCACAAAGGATAAATGTAACGATAGGTTTTCACCACGAACACCTCCAAATTACCAAGTAGAAAAGCAACATTCGAGCGAACATAACCAGATGGAGATGTCGTGTTTGTGAGTATCTGTTCGTGGGTAAACTCACCTGTTCGCCTGTTGCGAAGAAAGCGCGTGTAATGAAAGCCGTAATACTTGAAATTGGCTGCTTTGTAGATTGTTCCGCAACCCAAACGACCGTCGGCAAAACTTTGTATCGCCACGACGTTCTCGTCCATCTTTCGGATCAACTTAATGCTGGCAGCAATTAACACCGTTTCTGCGTTCTTTCCGAGGCAATCATCAATCCACAGACGATTTAATTCACACATCCACGCTTTCGGGTTCGGATGGGTAAACAGCTTTGCGTTCATGTTCTTCATGTACCCGTAAACTGCAACACCGAGGCATCTGTCTGGCTCATCAGCGCGGAAGATACCGAAATTAAACACCCCAAAGCCGCCAAAGTTCCATTTATGGGAATAGTGGTGTTCTATCACCATTTGGCGGGCAAGTTCCTTTTCCACGGGTTTGATAAGCAGGTCGCCGAGCGACGAGGTTTGTTTCAGGACAAACAGATTTTCTTTAATCATTCAGCATACTAACAATGTTTTAATGGTTTATAAATATGGTTTGAGTTATTTTTCGTACTTTTGCAGTCCTACCACATACGAGCGGGCTTTCCGCATACACAAAAAAAGCGTCACAACGCGGTCAAAAGGCATATTAAGCCCCTGACTGTGCGTTGTGGCGCATCTTTGTGTTAGTATGTGGTAGGATACTACTAACAGGTCGGGGGCTTTTTCTTTCCCCCTCTTTCAGGTGTCTATCGGTTCAGCAGTTCGTCCACCTGCCGCTTGCATTCGGCGCGGTAGGCTTCAAACGTGCGCAGTTCCTCGGCGTGTTCGGCCGTGTTATCGCTGTTTGCCAGAATGGCAATCTGGTCGTCGATACTGTAACGCCTGCCGATAAGCCCTGCCACGAACTTGCCGCGGCGGTTTTCGTCGGTGACGGTGCGGGCATCGACGGAAATGCGGGTAGAACCGTCGGTTTCCTCACCTGTGTAGGAGTAGCCGCGGGCGGTTTCGCCGCTTTCCTCGTCCACCACCACATCGGCGGGGGCTTCGTTCAGATAAAGCAGGTAGCTGTCCGCGTCATACCTTACATACTTCTTTCTTTCAATGTAACTTACTGTGTTCATTACTCTTTTTTATTGGTCGGGATCGACTATGCTGTAAAAGCAGCGTTTGCCGTCTGTCCCGATGGGTTGCTTGATTATTTTCGCTGCAACGGGTTCGGTCAGTTCCACGCCGTCAAGCTGGCGGATAAGGGCTTTTGACCCCGTGAAAGTGATGTGCTTTATCCAAGCCATGACGGGGTTGCCCTCGTCGTCTATCACTTTGCCCTGCTCGTCCTCCATCTGCTCGTAAATCTCATATTGCAACGTCAGCATTTCACCATCGTATTTCGATTGCGAAACGTCGAAAGCCGTTATATGGATTTCACGGTTCAGGATGGTGTCGATGTGGTATTTACCACCCGTTAATTTGCCCTGTTTGGGCTTAATGTCACTAAATTTTTTCATACCGAGTATTTTTAATAAATGATTGCTGTCGCAGTGTTTCATAAAGCCCATGCGTGAAGCCACGCGAAGCCTTATTTCTTCGTCAGGTAGTCCCTTTTTACGCAAAGCGGCCAGTTCCCTGCACAACCCCTGTTTGTTGCGTTTGCGGGCAAGGCAGTGGGTGTGGTAGGTCACGTAACCGACGAAATCGATGCCCCGACTTTCCACGGGATAGATTTGGAAGTTGCTTTTCAGCGTGAGCAGGCGGCTTTCATTCAGGTAATGGTTGATATATACCAGAACGCCGCTTAAATACTCCTTGCTGTCGGAAAGCAGCACTATATCGTCGGCGTAACGGTAATAGTACCGCACCCCGACGTCTTCCTTTAACAGGTGGTCGAGTTCCGAAAGGTACAGGTTGGCGAAATATTGGGAAATGTAGTTGCCGATAGGCACGCCGCTGGCCGAATCTATGATGCCGTCCAGAAGCCAAAGCACATCGGGGTCTTTCAGCTTGCGCCGAATGACCTGTTTAAGTATGCCGTGGTCGATGGAGGGATAGAACTTGCGCACGTCGATTTTAAGACAGTACCGCGTCCCGTCAGGGTCACGGCGCAGGTCGGTGCGCAACTGCCGAAGCAGCGAGTGAATACCACGCCCACGGATGCAGGCATGGGTGTTAGAGGTGAACTGTGGCGTCCAGACGGGTTCAAGCACTTGCATGATTGCCCATTGGACAACACGGTCACGAAAAGGCAGTTTATAGATTTCGCGACGTTTAGGTTCGTATTTGATAAACACCTCGTAAGAGGAGATCGTATAGGTTCGGGTCGTCAGTTCCGCCTGCAACTGCCGCAGGTTAGCGTCTAAATCGGCCTCGAACCGTTTAACCTCGTCACGTTTCCTTTTGCCGTTGCTCGCATTGTGGAACGCCTGCAAAAGGTTTTCCATCGAGCGGATTTGCTCGAACAAGTAACCTTTTCGTTTCATCGGGTCTTCGGGTCATGGGGTCTATGGGTCTTAAAATCTGCTTTGCATAATCGGGAGCGGTCGAGGCTTGCGCCCTACTGACACCCTTTTTGGCCTGTCATCTTTTGCCGAGGGGCAAGGTTCATTTCCCTGTCGCTTTTATTTCTTTTCCAAAGTATAGGGGCGACGAGTAGTTCGCATTCGTAGTCGAAGCTGCGTTGTTCGCAGTCGAGTTGGACGCACCTGCGTTCGTGCCATTGTTCACGTTACCGCCAGCAGCCTGAACGCGCAAACTAACCACCCACGGGAAATGCAACCTGCCTTTCACTTGAAAGACAGCGCAAATTTAACACTTTCGCACCAGACACCCAAAATTCCCAAAAAATTTCGCCCGTCTGACGGCGGGATTAAAGAAAACCCCGCCGCCATTATCAGCTACATTATTTCTCGGTATGAAAAAATTTCAAAGAACGATGTTTGTTTTCGGGGGCTTCGCCCCGTGTTCGTTTTTTTTCGTCTTACTCGATTTGCGGGTCTTCCTCGAAAAAGCAGAGGGGCGACGAGTAGCCCGCATGCGTAGCCGAAGCCGCGTAGTGCGCAGTCGAGCGGACGCACCCGCGTACGCGCCATGGCCCACGCAACCGCCAGCAGCCCGAACGCGCAAACCAGTCTGTGTGGCGGCGTTTGTCCAGAAATAGTCGCAGTAATACGTTGCGGTAGAACCGCCCACGGACGTAGGCATACAACAAAGTCCCTCATAGGATTTCTTTATGATATACCCCTCACGCTGCGGGCATTCGCACGTCTTACGCATACCCTCGCCGATATTTGCAGGGTCAAAAGCAGCATACATGGACTTTGCCACGAACACCTCCGTCTTTTCGCCTGCTGTCTGCGAAACGGTCAGACCGCGCACCCAACGCCAAAGGTTGCCAAAGCCAGCGTTTACAAGGCCGAAGAAAACGGGGACTTTACATTGGTACACGGCCACGCCGTCGGCGTTCGTCACGGAATAATCCACAAGTCCTACACCGTCGCCCAGTTCAAGCCCCACGCTGGTGGGAATGACGGGGTAATAACCGTTATACGTGCCCCAGTTCGGCATATTCGTAGCACCCGCGCCAAAGCCGCCCTGACGCAGGCCGTTAGCGTCAAGTTCTGCGTTGAAAGCGGCCTGCGAATTGCGCGTGCCCATGATTATCTCGAAAAGGTATTCCACAACCGCACGGGCGACAAACCAGTTAGCCTCCCACCCCTCGCCGCGTTTGCGGGCATACGTTCCGAAAGCCGTTGTACTTAATGCCGTGGCGGGCATTCCCAGCATCGTTTTTTGCGGGGCATCGGCCGCCAGCGGGTAATTATCACCCAGTGCGTTGCCGTTGCCGCCACGATAACGGGGGTCGGTGGATATGACGGAACACAGTTTTTGTTCGGTTCTGTCCATCACACCCGCATCAATCCACGAAATGCCGCCTGCGGGAACGTAGATGCTGTTCTTTCCTTTGATGGGCTGGAACGTGACGGTCTGGATGCGGCGGTTGCCCTCCGTCCAAGTGGTGAAGTAGTGGGCGTTCCAGCACCACATGCACTGCCCCATCGTGCCGTCCAGCTTAGCGGGGCTGCCGTCGTCGAAACGGGTGCTGTCCGCGGCATCCAGCTTGCGACGCTTGCGGTCGTCCGTAACCAGATAGCGGCCAAGACCCAATTTGGCAGGCAGTTCCTTTAAGGCCTGCAAAGAGCCGTAATACCCCGCGGCGGTGGGCGTAGCGGCCGTTTCGTCCCACCAGCGGCCTGCGATGGGGTTGCCTGCCGTCTGGACGGCCTCCTGCAAGTTCATGCGGCGCGTCTCGCCGCTCTCATCGACCACGGCCACCTGCATGTCCGACATGCTGCCCGTGGCGGCGTCAAGCTCGTTGATGCGCTTGCCGCTCTCAAAAGCCGTCAGAAGTTGGCGGACTTTTTCTTCTTCGTTTGCGTTTAATGCCATTTGAATGATGGTTTTAAGTGAATAATACGTTTGCGCCAGCCAGCAAAAGCGAGGCATGGCCTGATTTTATCAAAGACGGCCTGACGACCTCGACCGTGACGGTCTGGTGCAACGCCGTGTTTTCGGTGGGGATGACGTGGACGCGGCTTTTGCCAAGACCCAGCACCACCACCTCCCCGTCGGGTTCGACATCCACAGCCTTGCCGTCGGAAAGCCAGAGCACGTTTTGAACGGCGAACTGCGGCAACAGGCTGGCTTTGATGTACTGTTTCACGGGGTTGCCGTAGGTGATGCGGCGCGGAGGTTCCACGGTCATGACAAGGGGAATGACGCGCCCCGCGCTGTCGGCCTGTATGGCAAAGATGGTCTGACGCACGGCCGCGATGTCCTGACGTATTTCCGCGTCGGACTGTTGCAATCCCGTTTTCGTGTCAGTGATACGTTTGCCGAGTACCGTTTCGGCTGCTTCCGCGCGCTGGCGTTCACCGTCGATGTTCGTTTGCAGTGTGGCTTCCGCGCCCTTTGCCCTGTCGCTTTCCACCTTGACAGCGGCCGCAATGGCTCTGTCATAAGCAGCGGTGATGTCCTTTTCAAGCTGTTCAAGCAGTCCAGAAAGGGTTTCGGTGTCGGTGATGCCTTGCAAAAAGGTTTCGATTTCCTGCCAGCGGTTTATCGTGCTGTCCGCCGTGTCCTTTGCTTCCAGAAAGGTTTTAAGCGTGTTCGCCAACGCCCAAAAAGTGCTGTAATTCGCGCCCAGCGCGGAAAACGTGCTTTCCAGAGAGCCGAAAACGGCCGTCGGGTGCAGACGCTTCCGCAGCTGTTCCAAATTGGCGTTGGCCGTGTCGATTTCCGCCTGCTGGTCGCTGTCCGTCTTATGCAGCGCGGTGATTTCCTTGTCCTGTTCCGCGTCTTTCTTATGGATGTTCTCCACCTCGACCTCCAGAGCGTCGATTTCTTCCTGCTGCCGTTCGTCAGTGGCTTCCAGTTCCTCGATATTCTCGGCGATGTTGTTGAACTGTTCGGCCGAAGACTGCTTGTGCGCGTCATAGTCGCTTTTCAATTCACGGTGCTGCCGTTCCAACTCCTGCCCCGCGGTGGCGGCATACTTGCCGTTCAACTGTTCGGGCAGTTCCTCTACCTGCGCGATGGGGATTTTGCTTTCCTCCTTATGGACGTAGCTGTCGAGCCAGTCGGCAAACTGTTCCTCCGTCGGGTACTTGCCGCGACGGAACCACGCCTTTAACTGTGCGATGCTTCTTATTGGCATTATAGTGTTATTTTATCGGGTTATCGTACTTTCATGATATAGGCAAGGGTATAATACGGCGGGCGGTTCTCATGCTGCGCGCCACCGCCCGTGGCGTTCGTGTTTCCGAACTGTGTCGTCCTGTCATGTTTCGATGTTGAATTGGGCGAGGAATTGCGACCGCCGCCTTTCCATGTGCCGCTGTCCTCCTGCCAAAGGTTCTGCGGGTGGGTGTGGCTCGGCATTTCGTTGATGGTGAGGGCGTGTTTCTTCTCGCCGCCCGTGTTGCCGTATTTCTTGTATTCGTCATCGAGGTCGTTATAACCCACGATGAAACGACCGCGCAGGTCGGGAAGACGGAAGAAGCCGCTTTGCGTGGTGTAGCGCGTGCCGTTGTAGTTCACACCAGCATTGAAAGCGGTGCCAAGGGCTTTGTAAAGTTCAGGGTATTCGCTGGTCTTCAACATCGCGCCGTCGCACAGGGCGTAATTTTCGGGGACTTTCACACCCGCCCACATCTTGACGATGCCCAGCGGCTCGCTGACGGATTTTGCCGCGGTGTCAGACTGTTGTTTGGCAAGGTCGGCAATCAGCTTTTCAAGTTCGGCAGACGTCTTCGGTTTCTGGAAGTCCTCCCACTTGAAATTTTCACTGCCCACGCCTGCGGCAAGCGTCCGACGCGTGTAGGCTTTCGGGTATTCAAAACCCTGCGCGTTTACTGAAACGTCCTCCAGCTTCACGTACATGCCCCCTGAAATGTTGCCGCCCTCCCAGCGCAGAACCTCGCCGTGCGGATAGTCACGCGTCTTGACGAACACATAGCCCGCGGCACGTTGCGTGTCGTTGTTCGTCAGCTCGCAGCCTGTAAGAATAAGTTTGTCGCCTGCGATATTGCCCAGTGCGGCCACAAGTGCCGTGCCCGCCTGCAACATGTCGAGCGTGTCGCAGTCAAGCGGAAAATCCTTGTTCGGCTGGGTCAGGAAATTACCTATCGTTTCCATTCTAAAAGTCTTTTATCAGTGTTTAATTATAATTTATCGTCCAACGTTTGGAGGCAAGTTTATAGGTGCTTACCACCGCGGCAAGGCGTGTCTCGTCGATTTTCCCCATAAGGGCATACGGCACGGACACCCAGAAGTCGAAGCCGCTCACACCGCCGTAGCCGCGGCGGTTGATGATGAAAGCCTTGCCGCCGCCACGCACGGGCAAAAGGATATGCCTGTCCATGTCCCGCGTAAAGAGGCGTGCGCCGCGCAGCCCGCCGCTGTCCTCGTCGTCCACGGTGATACGACGCTCCGTCTGGTCGAAAGTGTCGTTCAGAACCGCGCGCAAGTGGCAGACCTGACCGTTGTGCCAGAGCCTGTAATCCTTATCGTCGCGCCACCGCATGAACTCGCCGTGCAGCACGCTGCAACCCTGTACCGCGCTTTGCATGAAAGCCGCCACAAGGGGCTTGCGCAGGGCTGTGGGAAGCAGCAGGAGCGCAAGGCGTTTTATCTTGACATCGTACACACTCATTTGTAAGATTTCATATTGACTGTTATGTTGCCCGCGGAAAAATAGCCAGCCGCGGGGGTAAAACGGGCGTCTATGTCGGTAGGGGTACTTTCACCGTCCACCTCCGTGGTCGCACCGCTCATCTCAACGATGCGCACGCCCTCGATTTTCTGGAGTTCGTCCACAAGTGCCATGTTGCTGTACTCACCGTTGAAAGGCAGGTTTTCGATATAGTTACGTATCGTTTCCCTGCATTGCGTCTCGACGGTTTCAGGCAGCAGCATGGCGTCATAGTACACATCGACCTCGCAATGGAACACGTCGGCGGTCTGGTTCACGAGGTTCACGCGGACGCCCGCGTCTTTGATTTCACCGATATAGGCAAGAAGCTGGATTTCCGTGTCGGCATCAAGAGGCTGCCGAACACCGCCGACCTTCCCCGCCACCTTGATGGTAAGGATGGAGGCGTCCGCGTTCTCGCTGGCCGCGGCGTATTTCACCACGCGTGCGGCCTCGATGTCGCCGTCGCTCATACCCTCCGTGTCGTAGTGATCCGTGTCGGTAACGAGGGGCTTGTCTTTCATGAAGCCCAGAACCTTGTCCCTGTACCATTTCGGACGGTGCGGGATGATGGCCTCGATGCGCTGCTCCACATCGCGCCTGTGCTGGTCGAACAGGTTTTCAAGAACCCACATCGCACAGGCGACGATATAGAAAAGCAGGCTTTCGACGCTTACCTTGCTGAAATGCGAGGAAAAGGCCGCACCAGCTTCAAACCCGTAGGCGCGGGCCACGTCGGGATTGCGCATGAGGTCGGCCGTCATGCTGTCTTTGATTTCTGCGATTGTACGTGCCATTGTCTTATTTTTAACTTACTACAAAATCTATTTCAACACCCATGAAGTTGATGCCCTCCTGCGCGAGCGCGGCCATTTCTTCCTCGCTCAATGCCGTCGCGGGCTGGATGCCCTGAACGCTGTAACGGCGCACCGTGTCGGCATTCTCGACGGCCACCATGTCAAGCACCTGCCCGTCCGCAAGGGTGTCAGTAAGGCTCACGCCGTTGGCGGCTGCAAGGCCGAAAGCGGCCTCCATGCTGCCAGCCGTCTGGACGGCCATGTCGAGCAGGCTCTGCCTGTCCTTTACTTTTACCTCCATCACTCCACTGTTATAATGTTGTCTTCCGTTATGCTCACTTTCTGGACGTCAAGCCCGCAGGCCTCCAGCATCTTTTTGACCTGACCCCGCCACATGACGTCCACCTCGCCGCCAAGCATTTTTTTCACCTCGCCGCCGATAAGCGGCCATTCTTTCCACTCGCCGCGCATGGCAACAAGGACGCCCTCGGCAATCTGGCTGTCGGTGTCACCGATTACGACACTGCCGCGTTCTATCAGCAGGTCGCCACTTTCCGCGTCTATCAGTATGCCGTTCATCCGTGTTTCACTTTTTCGTTTTCATAATCACCCCGCTGTGTCAGTTCAAGCGGGGACGCGCTCCATGCGGCAGCGGCGGCGGACAAGGCCGCGCCACCGTCCTGCGGGACGGCCACCCACACAGAAAACACGTTTTTCAGGTTATTAATGTCCCGCTCTATGGCATTGATACGTTCGGTAAGCTCCACGATCTTGACCGTGCCACCGAAGCCGCCGCCGTTCAGCGTTATGCCATCGTTCGTCAGTTCCGCGCTGGTATCGTCGCCCATCAGTACGCGCACGCCGTCTTTGTCGGCCGAAATTCGGGCGGTATCGTCACTGATTACCACCTCGACGCTTTCCACTTCATCGGTAAGCAGCACCACCCCCGCAGCACCGTCGGCCACAAAGCCCACCACCACGTAACTGCCCACTTTCGGAAATGCCACCACGCCGAACGTGCTTTCCTGATTGGCTTGCAGGTTCACGCCCAGAAGCGGCGCGCTTTCGTCCAACGGCGTGCAGTCCACTGTGCGCGCCGTCTTGTCCACGGCGTCCACCGTGCAGACAAGGCTCACGCTCTGGCGGCCGCCCTGTGCCAACTGCCTGATGGTTTCTTTTATATTGTTCATTCTCCTATACGCTGGCCGAGCGTGATTTCCTGACGGAAGCCGCCCGTGCCGTATTTGATTATATTTTTCTTTACCTGATAGACACCTTTTTTCTCACCGTCTATCTTGATGCCGATGGCGTCCAGCTTGTCCGCCAGCCTGTAACCGAATGTCTTGAAACTGCCCGTGAGGCCGTCCCGTTTAAGACGTTTGATTTCCTGCTGCGCCCACGCTTTGAGTTCGGCTTCTTGCTTGTTGTAGGTATGGAGCGTGCGGTGTTCGCCGTCGGCGTCGCCCACTTCAACCCTGATTTTTTTATTGTTCGGCATAAGGCTGACCGCCTTGATACGCAGGCGCATGTTTTCGGCCTTTTGCTGTTCGAGGCTCTGGTCGTCGATGATGTTCACCCCCGTGGCGAAGACCTGCGACGGGCGGCTGTCCCTCTCGAACAGGACACCGCAATAAAGCACGGGGCTGCCGTCCTCGTAACGGAAAAACGAGCGGACGCCGTTTTCCTGCAAGTGGCCGAGAAGCGATGCCACGGTGTCCGCCGTGACACGGTACTGCCCGAGGCTCTGTTCACCCATCACGCGCAGCGGGTAGTTCAGGCCTTGTTCTTTCAGCAGGGTTTCAAGGTTCACGCTCTTGTAGGCTTTCTTCTTCGCTTCAATCTGCTTCAATTTGAACATTTCGTCCTCGCAGGTAATGACAACGGGCGTCTTAAACCCCACATCACGCACGTACCCCACAAAGGCAAGCTGCAAGTCACCGTCGTAGCCCAGCCACACTTTCACCACGTCGCCGCGCTGGACGGGTATCTCGGCCGCGCCGTCCCACTTGATTTTTTTGGGCAGCGTCAGGCGGCATTCGTCCGTCAGCTTTTCGGTGTCACGGGTGATTTCCACCTCCGTGACCTTTTCAAGCCGCCAAGACTTCGCCCCCGTGATTTCTATTTTTGCCGTCAGCCTGTACATCGTTTGAATGCTGTTTAACTACTGTTTAATACTCCGTGCTGTACACGTTATAATCTCCGTCGCTCATGGCAGAAATGCTCACGCTCTGGTAATTGCTGGCCGTGTCCTGCGATACGGAAAAGTTCTTTATCACGATACTGCCGATGTCGAATATCTCCAGAAAGACGCTGTGCACGTCGATGGCCGCCTTTTCGTCGAAAAAGGCGCGGAGCTCGCGCAGCCCGTCTTCGGGGTATTCGTCCACGATGACACCGTTACGGACGGCGGCCACACCGACAACGATGTTTATCTGGTAGTCGCCCTCGTTGATGTATTCTTTCACCGTGCCGTCCATGCCTACCATCTGCGTGGTGACTATGTTTTTCGCGCGGCTGATGGCGCACACGGCGTCATTGATTACAAGCGTCTGGCCGTCCTGCTTGCGCAGCGTCAGTTCGCAAAGCACATAACGCCCCTCCCAATAGCTTTTATCGGTTATCGGGCTGCTGACCTCGTGCGGGGTGATACCGCCGCCGTGGCCGTCCCAGTTCGGGGCTTGACCCGTGCGCGAGGGCTGCATCCTGTACAGCAGCCCTTTCGCCTGTGTGGCCGCGCCTGCGGCTATGAACATGAAACTTATCGGTGTCATACTACATTGCCAGATTTACGTCGTTAAGGGCGGACAGCAAGGCTTCGCCCACCATATCCTTGACCTTTCCCAAGTCCTCGGACAGGTTGGTGGTGTGTATCTCGAAACGCTCCACCAGCTTGTCCACATTGACCGTTATGTTCCTGATTTTACCGCCGCCCTCGCTTTTGCCGCCGCCGACAGTTCCGAGGCTGCCCCCTGTCGGGTCGGGCGGCGTGACAGTCGGCACGTCCACCGTGGGGACTTCACCGCCCGCGGCGTTCGGGTCGGGCTTGCCTTTCTTTTTGGCCTCCTCCGCTTTCTTGCTGGCGGACATTTCGGCATTGTAGGCGTCATTGAACGCCTTGCCGACGTTCGTGCCGAACTCCGAAAAGCCTCCTTTAAGCCTGTTTATGGCGTCTTTGATGCCCTGACCGTCAAGAGAGAAAGCGGCCTTTATCAGGTCGCCGATACTGCCGAAGACGTTTTTAGCCAAATCCCAGATGCCCTTAAATACGGCGACAAAGGACGCGCCCAGGCCTTTCAGGGTGGCGCGGAACTTCGCCGAAGTATTCCAAAAATAGACGCCCAGCGCGATAAGGGCGGCAATGGCCGCGGCTATCCACCCGATAATCGGGATGCTCATGATGGCCACGCTGACCGCACGGCAGGCGGCAGTGGCCGCCAACTTGAATGCACCAAAGGAAGCGGAGGCGACACCCGCGAAAGTGGCCGAGGCTGTCCCGCCCGTGACAAACGACAGAACCAATGCGCCCAGACCTTTGAGGGCTTGAAATATCCCCACTGTGGCAAATCGAAGCACCGCCAGCGTCGCGCGGGTGATATTGACAAAAAAGCCGTTGGAGGCGAATTGCCCCGTAATAAGTTCTCGGTTCATGAACGCCATTTGCAGGCGGGCGGCATAGATGAAGCCCTGAACGCGCGACCACATGGCAGCCCACTGCAAGCCCTTTATCCATGCCATAAGGTTGCCCATGCCGATAAGCAGCGGCATAAGCTGCGAAAGCGGAACGAGCGCGCCCATTAGGGTGGAAAGCCAGATGCCGAGGTCGCCCGTGGCCTGAAAGACGGTTATCTTGAAGTCCTCGAACTGCTGGTTTATACGCGCCTGACGCTCGGCGTAGCTGTCCATGATGATGGCCGCCTGTTCTTCCGCCGAGGCCGTGCCTGTGACGGCCTCGGTGAAGTCCTGCAAACTTTCAGTGCCGTTTATCAGAGCAAGGGCGGCGTTCGCGTTCTCACGGCCGAACAGGGCGGACAGCAGCGCGTCGTCTTTCAGCAGCGGTTTGAGCGTTTCCAAACGTTCTTTCAGTGGCTTCGTCTTATCGGTCAGGGAGGACACGTTGATGCCCGCCTTTTGCAGTTCCTCCTGCGTCTTTTCGGGCAGGAAACGGCCTGCGGCAAGGGTGGAAAGCACGTTGCGCAGGGCGACACCGCCCTCCGAACCTTTCTTGCCCGCCTTGTCGAGCACCTGAATGGCGGCGTTCGTTTCCTCAAAACTGACGTTGGCGGCTTTCGCAGCCATACCGCACTGCTGCAACGCCACTTTGATGGCGGGAAGTTCCGCGGAACCCGCCTGACCAGCCGCGGCCATGACGTTCATCATGCGCGCCATTTCCGCGCTGGCTTTCATCGGGTCGTCAAGGCTGATGCCGTACTGGTTCATAGCGGTGGTCAGAACCTCGGCCGCCGCCACACCGTCACCACCCATCAGTTTGCTGGTGGTGGCGATACAGTTGCCCATCGCCTGCAAAGCCTCGGGGTATTTGTCGAGTTCGGGCGACAGCTGCGAAAGCAGCAGCTTGTAACCCTCGACAGCCTGCGAGGCGTCGATACCGAAAGCCTTTGCACTGCTGCGGGCGTAGCCCTCAATCTGTTTCAGGCCGTCACCCACGACACCCGCGACGGCACTCAAATCGTGCATCTGGCTGTCAAGCGATATGCCCGAAGACGAAAGGCCGCCCAGCGTGTCGTTGAACTTGCTTACATAGTTACTTGCCAAATCCCAGACTGCAAGCGTCTGACCCAATTTGCCGAGCCAGCTGTGCGTACCCTCCACGGCGGCATTGAAACGGCCTGTACTCTCGGCCATTCCCTCCATCGTGGCGGTAAAATTGCCGCCGACATTAAATTGGTAGTCGAAATTTTGCATAATCGGGTTGTTTTTACTATTTTAGCAACGTGTTACTTTTACACTGTTTTGAATATGGAAAGCATCTTGATTTTTATCGGTAAATGGTTCGTAATGCTGCCTATCTGCATAGGTATCGTTATCATGCCATTTTATCTGCTCGGTGCTTTCGCCCGTGCCGCGTTCAAAGATTTCAGGCGGGCGTCAAGGGCTGGCATTGCCCCCAAACATTCCCGATAGCATTTCTGCAAGGTTTCTGTTTCGGAACTTCTCCAGCCATAACGCCTCGGCGTAATGCGCCGCCCATTCTTCATAACTGCCGACCGTCGGGTCAAGGCCGAGGTTCGCGCGGATTAAGGCACACCCCTTTTGAAAACCGTCCTTATCGTCGTCATCAGAAAGCTGGTGCGCCTCTACAAGTTTTTTAGGCTGCCGAGGCACGAGTTGAACATATTACCCAGCTGCGCGGTCGCCGCCATGAACAACAGCGCGTCTTCACGCATTTCCGTGTCACCGCCCAGAAAACAATTGTCATAAAGCACGGAGGCACTTTTCACCTCGTCGCTCTTGCCGACCTTTGTAACGGCCGACATGGTTTCCAGCGACGGGCGTTTGAAATAGGCCACATGCAGGTCTTCTCCGTCCGTCACGTCAATGCGGATAACACGCTTGTGTACGGCTTTCCATTTGTTGATTTGTTCCTCGGTCACACCGCCATCGTAGGTCTTGCCCTGCGGCTGTTTTGTTTCGTTATTTTCCATGTTCTTTTACTGTCTAATGATTGGTTACTATTTTGCCCATTCGATATGCGACGGCACAAGTTCAAGTTCCACCTCCTGCCCCGTGTCGCCCTCTTTCCACTTGCGGCTGTTACCCGAAAACTGCACGTTGCGGATTTTATCCGTCTTAATGATACCGCTGTCGGGCAGATAGGTGACAGTAATGTCAAAGGGTGCAAGGTCTTGGATGCGGCCGTTCGGGGATTGCGCCTGTATGGCTTCCACTTCCTCCTGATACAGGATGATTTTTGCCGTCGGGGTAATGCGTCCCTTTGCTCGACCGACGGGGTGGCGGCCTGCGCCGTACTTGTTTACCACGTCTTGACTGTCGCCATATTCGATACCTGTAATACCTGTAAGGGGCACGCCGCTGATGGCTGCCACGATGTCAGCCCACGAGTAAAGCATTCCGTTGATAAGGGGGATGCCGTTGTTGATTACACTTGCCATTAGTTCCTGAATTTACGCTGCGCTCGGCAACACTCAAATAAATTTGGTGTTGCTCTCACTGGCAGCAAATTTGTTATACTGTTTTAGCAAATCCGATTTTTACTTTGATTTTACGCATGACGCCCACGGCCACCTGTCGGATAACGATTTCCACCTCGCTGGTGCTTAACACATCCTGTTCGGGGTCGATTTCCACCTTGTAGCCCGACAGTTCGCCCGCCTTTTCCATGTCTTCGAGGGCTTTGTTGGCCGTCGTTTCCAGATGGCTGACGCTGTACGCCTGCATTTTGCCCGTGTCAGCGTCGATGTAGATGTTGCCGCCCAATTCGGGGATAAGGTAGGTGCGCACACCGCGCACGGCCTTGTCCATCGTGCGGACGCTTTCTATCATCGCGTAGTCGCTTATGGCACTGTCCATCGTATGGCTGTCGTTCACGTAGCTGCCCGCCTGTCCCACATGGGTGACGAAGAACAGGTAACGCCCGCCGTCCAACTGCTCGACAAGTGCCTTGTCAAGGTCGCGGTAAAGCGTGCCGTCACCAAAGGCGGGTACATTCACGCCCGTGGGGAAATTCTTGACCCAGCCGATGGACTGATGCACGGCGGCCAAAGAGAGAAGCCCCAGCACCACGCCGATGGCCGACACGGTGTTTTTGGCCGTCTTGTTGGCCTCGGCCGCGTAGAGTTCCGCGCCCGTTCCGCTGCCTGCCTGTGCAATTACGACACTGACGCGGCACTGGTTCGCACCCGCAACGTCCGCGGGCATGTTACCCACGGCGGACACTTTCGGGGCATACAGCACGGAAAGCGGTGCGTTCTGGGTATCGAGCGCGTCGGCGACGCCCTGAATGGCGGTAACGTCGTCCGCGCTGAAAGCCTTGTCGCCGCACCAGATGGCTATCTGGCGGATGCGGCCGCTGGCGAAGTTCTGCACCGTCTTGATTTCGGTAAACTTGTAGCTGGTCGGTTTCGTGAAGATGCCCACGTAAAGCGAAATGCTCGGATTGACGCGGAAAATCTCCGAAAGCTGGTAATGCAGCACTTTCACGCTCCAGCTGGCGGACTTGCCGGTGATGCCCAACGCCTCGGCGGCGTCAATGGTCGAAACGGCCTGCACGTGCGCCGTCTTGAAGCCGTCGGGGATTTCCGCGGCAGCCAGATAGGCGATGAAGCCGGACACATGGTCTTCACCAGCCACGCTTTTGGACACATTGCCGTTTTGTCTTTCTATTTTTAAAGTGTTCATTACTCCGTCACTTTGATGATTTCCTTACCTGCCAGATCGGCGGCGTGGTGCTGTGCGTCGGAGCGCAACGGGAACGCCTGACCGTCGGACGTTACGAATACTTCTTTGAAGCCGTGCCGCGCGATGGCGGCCTTGCCTGCCTTTTCCAGAACGCTGGCCGTGGGTTTCGGCTTCTTTTCCTCTTTGGCCGCAGCAGCCTTTTTGTCGGCCTTTTCAGTTTCAGGCGCGGGCACAACCGCGGCGGTCTTTTCCTCGGCGGGGGCGGCCTGTGCCGTCTGTGTTTCGGGGGTCGGGGCTGCCTGTGCGGCGGCCGCTTCTTTTTCCTTGTTCTTGTTCGTTGCCATAATTTTAGCGTTTAATTCGTTTGTAAAATATCCAGATTGCAAAGACAGACACCGCCAGCAGGAACATGCCCGTACCAAGCCGCAGGATGCCTGTGCCCGCGCTCGGTTTCTGTTCGGAGGTCTGGACGCTGTCGGACTGCTGCGTGCTCTCCTCGACCGTGTCGGCCGTTACCTGCGCCTCCGTCTGGACGTCGGTCTGCGCCGTCTCGCGGGTCTGCTGTTTCTGCCGATGTTCCTTGTGCAGCACCGCTTTCACGGGTGGCAGCCCTGTGCTATCGGCGGGCGGCTTGTCGGTGTCGTAAACCACCAAGTCCGTGACCGTTTCGCCCTCGCTGACGGTCAGACGTTCCAGCATCATGGCAACCTGTGCGCGCACAAGGCTGTCAAAATGCGCCTGCGCGCTCTCATCTATCCGCGTCTGCACCTCGGCGCGCGTCAGCCGCTTCTGCGGCGAGCAGCTCACGAGAAACAGGGCAGTTGTCAGCCATAGGGCATGACGGTATTTTCTCGACGGCTTTTCGGAATTTGTCCACATCCTTGCGTAATGATTTGATTTCTTTTTCGAGCGGCTTCACTATATTTTCCATAAGTATGCCGCTCGCCTTGCGCACATTCTCCAGCTCGCTGTTCTCCACGTTCGTAAGCGTCTGTTTCATTTCAGCACGCAGTTTGTCGAGTTCAAGCTGGTATTTCTGCCGCAGTACCCTGCTGTTCACCCACGCGCCCAGCGGGGCGGACACGGCCGCCACAAGGGACGACACAATTATGGTTGTAAGTTCTGCGCTCATTGTTTTACTGTTTGATACCTATTTCCAGAAGCCACGCCGCCACATCGAACGACGGGCAGGCTTTCGATGCGAGCTGGTTGTGCCCCACGATTTTAACGGAGGGGTGGCGCGCGTGGAAGTCAAGCACGTATTTCCTCAACGCCTCTTTCTGCCCCGCCGTGCGGGTGTCTTTCGGCTTCATGCCAGCATCGCAGCCGCCAGCGTAAACGATATGGCGGCTTATGCTGTTATAGCCCGCCGCACCGTTGGTAATTTCCCACGGATCGACATTCGCGTCCTCGTTGTTCGCAACCAGACGCTCCACACGGCCGTCGAGGTGGAACAGGTCGGTATAGCCTACCTGCTTCCAGCCGCGACCCGCAGGGGCGGGCGAAGTGTGCCAGCGACGGATGTCGGCCGCACTCACTTCGCGCCCCTCGGGGGTGGCCGTGCAATGGATAACCAGATATTTAAGTTTAGCCATTACGTCGGGTTAGTTCGCGGTCTTCGCGCTGATGACGGCTGCCGTGCAGTTCTTGTCGGAAAGCGGCAGGCAGATGCCCCATTTGCGGAAGTTCACGAGGTTGCGATGATAAAGCGGGTCTTTCGACGCCTCGCTGTGGTAGAACTGTACCGAACCGTTGGCTTTCATCATGCGGCCGACATAGAATGCCACGGACGCCTGCATGTCGGTGTCGGCGGTAGCCGCGCCCCATGCGAGTTTTTTCTTCGTGGTGGCGTTGTAGTACGGCGTGCCGTCATACTCGTAGATGTCGAAACCGTACAGGCGGCAAATTTTGCCCTCGGTCTGGTTGATGTTGTAGTGGTCTTTGAACTTCTGGTCGGTTTCCAGCAGGTCGTTCACGTGGTCACTGCACATCACCAGCACACGGTCTTTCTTCGGTATTCCCATACCGTCAAACTTGCGTTTCAGCGCGAGCAGGTCGGCCGTGGTGAACTTCTTGCGCGTGCCGTCGGAGGCTCCCGTAGTCACCAGCACGGGCGAAGTCGTCTTATTGTCGGCGGGCGCGATGGCATGGATGGCTTTCTGCATACACTTCTCTTTCAGTGCCTCGCGGTGGCGTTCCTGAACGCTCGCCATCTTGTCATAGCTGCAAGCGTGCAGTTCGTCGTCAGTTACAGGCGTGGCCGTAGTGTCGAAGTAATCCAGCGAAATGGGTTTGTCCGCGTCTTTGAGTTCCTGAATGTTCAGCGGATAGGTGGTGTTGTTCACCAGCACATCGGGGTCGCCGCCCAGTTCGGTGAAGTGGATAACGTCATTATCGACGTACTGGTCGTAACTCTTGATGCGGTCATACCATCCGAGACTTTCGGCGGCCGTGCGGAACGCCTTAATCATTTCACCAGTCCAGATTTCGGTAAACACGGTGGCGTAGGCACACCCCTGCGGCAGGACGGCACTTGCAAGCAAGCCCGCCACGTTACCCGCCACCGCACCAGCGGCGGGGGAAAAGCCCGCCACACAGGCGAGCGTCGCACCCGCCGCACTGTTCAGGGCGACGGATGCAATCAAGGCCAGAACGGCCGTAAACAGATACTTAAAAAGTTTCATTGCTTTTGGTTGTTAATTGGTTATTTCTTGGGGATGTCATGCCCGTACTCGGCTTTGTACAGGCGTTCGTAATCCTGCGGCCGTTCCTCGCGCAGTTTCTCCAACTGGTCTGCGGGGACGTCCGACAGTTTGGCGTAGGTCTTCGGCTCGTCGTCACGCGGCTCGTCGGTCTGGTGGATTACCTCCGTGGGCTTCCTGACGGGCTGCATAAGCGAAAGGGTCGTGCGCAGGCTGTCGATACCTGCGGCCTTGCCGATGTTCACGAAATGCTCCTTTTTGTCGGCCGTGATGCGCTTCTCGGCGATTGCACCGTCCACGACGGCCGTAATGCTGGCAAGCTGGAGCGTTTCCACCTTGTCGGCCTTTTCTTTCAGCAGGCGGAGCGCGCCCACTGCCTCCTGCTCGGTAGCCGTTTCCGACAGGCCGAGCAACTGCAAAATTTCTTTGTTCATGCTTTGAGTTGATTTTTTGGTTTGATTATTATCCTTGCCGTCGGGGGCAGTTCCCGACGGGTCGTCTTTCTTTTCGGGTGCAAGCAGGGGCAGCGCGTCGTTGTCCTCACCCGCGGCAAGTTTCAGCACTTTGCCGCTGCGGTCGTACAGTTGCAGGGCTTCGTCATTGCCGCCCATGTCCACGATACTGACCTCTTCCAGCCTGCAACGGGTGATAGTGCGCCGCGTCTGGCCTTGCAGCAGGTGTTCGGGCGCGTCGCTGGTCTCGATGATTTCGATACCCGCAGAGGCCATGCGCAGAAAACCATTCTCCCACTTGCTTTCTATCTTTTTGGCGAACTCGTCGTTCTGGTCGAAAACGGGCGTGCCGATAAGGCGGTCGCCGTCCGTGCGCAGGTTGTCGATGCGCCCGATGGGCATGGCGTCGCGGTCGAAGCTGCGGCGGTGCATCCACAACAACAGCGGGTTTTTCTGAAACTGTGTCAGGTCGATGCCCGACGTCAGCACGCGGCCGCCGTAGCAGTTCAGGCCGCTGGTGCTTATGATTACTTCTTTTGCCATTTGTCTGTCTTAAAAAGCGGGCGGCCTGCGTCGTTCATCACATCACCGCCGCCCGCAACTGAAACAATCGTCTTACCTTAAAAATACCATTGTAGCGGGGGCGGGACTCGAACCCGCGACTTTGAGGGAATGAACCTCACGAGCTGGCCGTCTGCTCTACCCCGCGATGTTTGATGCTGCAAATTTTCATCTTTCCTACTGCACGGGCAAAAAGAGTGTAAAACTTTGCATATCTTTTTCTTGCAGTCGCCCGATAGTGCCACTTTTGCAGAAGCAAAAGCCCCGATACGGGGGAATGTTTAATACTTTATTTATGAATGGCAACGAAAAAGGAACTCGAAGACAAAAGAGAGTATGCACGCCTGCTTTTCATGCAGGGGGAAACACAAAAGGTTATCGCGGAAAAGGTCGGGGTATCGGCCGTAACGATTAACAAGTGGGTGGCCGAAAACGGCTGGCAAGAACAACGCGCGGCGTCCAATATCACACGCCCCGAACTGGTGAACAAACTGCTGCACACCATTGACAAACTCATCGAACAGGTAAACGAAAGTGACGACCCCGAAGCGATGGCGGGGCTGGGCGACAAGCTGGCGAAACTTTCAACGACCATCGAACGCCTCGACAAAAAGGCGTCCATCGTGGACGTGATAGAGGTATTCATGGCGTTCAGCAAGTGGATGCAGTTCCGCATGTCGTTCGACGACGGGATTACGCCCGAACTGCTCAAAACCATCAACAAGTATCACGACCTGTATATCAGCGAACTGTTACAGAACAAATTCAACCAGTAGCCTATGGCTTCAAAAGCGGAATTAAGGGAAGCGGTCGAAAGGTGGCAGAAGCACTGCGAGACTGTGCAGCAGGCCACCATGGTGAATACCGCGGAAACGGAAAGGGAGAAACTGGCACGTATCAGGCGCGTGCGTTCCGACTATGCCGCTTTCGTGGATTATTATTTCCCGCACTACACCGTGAACCCAGAAACGGGAAAACAGACGCCTTGCGCGCCGTTCCATATCAAGGCGGCGAACAAGGTGCTGAAAGAACGCAACCTGAAAGCGGCGTTCAAATGGCATCGCGGCGCGGCAAAGTCCACACATCTGGATATTTTCATACCCATGTGGCTGAAATGTCAGGAAACGCGCCAGATTAACGTCATGGTGCTGGTGGGCAAAAGCGAGGACAACGCGAACACGCTGCTGGCCGACATACAGGCGGAATTACAGTTCAACCAGCGGTATATCCACGATTTCGGGCAGCAGTACAATAACGGTTCATGGGAGGAGGGCGAGTTCGTGACAAAGGACGGCACGGCATTCTTCGCACGTGGACGCGGACAGTCACCGCGCGGTCTGCGTTACCGTAGCCACCGACCCGACTACATCGTCATAGACGACCTCGACGACGACGAACTATGCGAAAGCCCCGCACGCGTCACCCGTCTTACAAATTGGGTGAAAGAGGCTCTGTTCGGCGCGCTGGACGGCGGACGCGGACGCTTTATCATGGTGGGCAACCTCATTTCAAAGAACAGCGTGCTGGCCAACTTCTGCGCCATCGACGGGGTGCATGTGTCACAGGTGAACATCTGGGACAAGGACGGGGGCGTGTCATGGGCGGCCAAATGGACGCCCGAAGAAGTGAAAGCCATCGAGAGGTTTCAGGGGTATCGCTCGTTTCAAAAAGAGTACATGAACAACCCCATCACCGAGGGCGCGGTGTTCCGTCAGGACTGGATTAAATGGGCGACACGTCCCAAATGGAAAGAATTTGAAGAACTTATCCTGTACATCGACCCCGCATGGAAAAGCAGCGTTAAGAACGACTACAAGGCGGCAAAACTGTGGGGAAAACGCAAAACGCAGCTGTGGCAGCTGCGCGCGTTCGTCAGGCAGGCCACCATTCCCGAAATGGTGAGGTGGTGTTATGACCTGTTCGAGTGGGCGCAGGAAACGGGTATCGCGATAAAATTCTACATGGAGGCCAATTTCATGCAGGAGGAAATTCTAAAAGATTTCAAGACGGAGGGCGATTTGCGTGGCTACCAGCTGCCCATTCTGGGAGACAAGCGCAAGAAGCCCGACAAGTTCCTGCGTATCGAAAGCAGCGCGGCAAATTGGGAACGAGGTTTTGTCTATTATGACGATAGCCAGAAGCAAGACCCCGACATGCTCGCAGGTCTGGAACAGACCCTCGCGTTCCAGAAAGGAATGCGGGGACACGACGACGCGCCCGACGCCGACGAGGGCGCAATATCACTGCTTCAAAAGCATTCACGGATTAGTAGTTTCACTCCGTCGTTCGGCAGGCGGAACAATGCAAAAAATGTATCATGGTAAGAAAGTATTTCAAAGCACTTGTGTTTGAATGGCGGCTAAAACGCGCCAAGAAAAAAGCGGACAGCGACGCCGCACTGTACGGGAAAAAGTTTCTGGTGATTGTATTCGGCGGAAAGCCTGTCGTGGTTTCCATGCAGGGCATTAAAAAGCTGATACGGCAGCACCGTTTCGCAAAGGGGTTCACGGCCGAGAAAGCCGAAAAATGCGCGCTGTATGTCGCCATCCCTGACAACTCAAAAAAACAGACGCCATGTTCCTGACGATTGAAGACTACCAGAGCGTGTGCGACAGTTTCGAGTTCGAGCAGGTGACGGCCAGCGAAGCGGAACGTCTCAAGGCGGAACGGGCGGCAATGGAGAAGATTTGCAGCTACACCCGACACCGTTACGACATGCGGCAGGCATTTGCCGCCGAGGGTGAGCAGCGCAACGCCATGCTGGTGCAGTGCATGGTGAACATCACCCTTTGGCTGATGATTCACCGACTGCCGCAGAACATGGGACACGAAAGGCGTGAATGCCTGTACAACGATTCGGTGAAATGGCTGCGCGACGTCCAGAACTCCAAAGCGTCGCCAGACCTGCCGACATACACAGGCACGGACGGGGAAACGGACGCACACAACCCCGTCCGTTACGGCTCTATGCCACCGAACAGATACGATTATTAAACGGTATTTAATCACTAATTAAATGGACTTAATCAGTAGCATTAAACAGGCTTTCACGCGGCGCACATACACCGATGCGGACATGGACAGGCTGATACGGTTTGCCAAAAGCAAACAGGGGCTTAAACTGACCGCACAGCTGATGCAGCAGACCGACAGCCTGACAAAGAAAGACATTGCGACATGGCGGCAGGCATGGCAGGCCGCCATAAGCATAGACACGCCGAACCGCGCGCGGCTGTACGACATTTATACCGACTGCCTCGTGGATCTTCACCTGACGGGATGTATCGGACAGCGGAAAGGAAAGACGCTGCAAAAGGATTTCCGACTGGTGGGAAAGGACGGAAAGGAAAAGGCGGACGCCACCAAACTGCTGCAAAGGGAATGGTTCAACGATTTCTGCGACCTCGCGCTGGACAGCCGTTTCTGGGGGCACAGCCTCATACAGCTGGGCGACATCGTGTCGGACGAGAACGGGATGCGCTTCGAGGGCGTGGAAATTGTGCCGCGCAAGCACGTGTGTCCTGAATACGGGGTAATTACACCAGAACCCGCCGCCGACTGGCGCACGGGCATACCGTACCGCGACGGGGATTTGTCACTTTGGTGCGTGGAGGTGGGAAAGCCCAAAGATTTGGGGCTGCTCCTCAAATGTGCACCCTCCTGCATAAGCAAGAAAAACATGCTGGCGTTCTGGGACATGTTCGGCGAAATATTCGGCGCGCCCATGCGCGTGGCACGTACCAACACCACCGACGAGGCCGAACGCCGACGCATTGAGGGGTCGCTGGACAGAATGGGCGCGGCGTTCTGGGCGTTGTTCCCCGAGGGCACGGACATCGAAATTAAGGAAAGCAGCCGCGGGGATGCTTACAACGTCTATGACAAGCGCGTGGACAGGTGCAACAGCGAACTGTCCAAAGGCACGCTGATGCAGACAATGACCATCGACAGCGGTTCGTCCCTGTCACAGTCGGAAACGCACCTCGAAATTTTCGAGGACGTGGTAAAGGCCGATGCAAAGATGGTGGCGAACGTCGTAAACGACAAGCTGCTACCACTTATGGCGCGGCACGGTTTCCCCGTGCAGGGGCTGACGTTCCAATGGGACGACGCGGCATCGTTCAGCCCCGCCGAAAGGCGCGAGGAGGAACGCCTGCTGCTGGAATATTATGAGATTGACCCGCAGTATTTCGTCGATAACTACAACATACCCATCACGGGCGTGCGGCAAGCAAAAACACAGCCTGACGCTTTTTTCGGGTAAGCCCCACGGGTGTGGGGCTGCGCAGGGGGTACAAGGCTTTCAACGCAGCGTTGCGTTCGCTTTACGGGCGTGAACTGCTGACGCTGGCCGAGGGCGGACGGCCGTTTGACTTCGACGACGCGCTGTTTGACGAGGCGGCAAAGACGGTGTACCAGAACGGGGGATTTGATGTTTCATGCCTGACAGAACCGCAGGCGCAGGCTCTCATTAACGAGACGCTGCGCGTGATTGACATGGCCGTCGGCAGCGCGCTGCCCCATGAAGTGCCCGACACCATACGTTACGCCCTCGAAAACAACGCTTTTGTGTTTTCGGGATTTAAGACGTTCCACGCGCTGCGTGAAGTGGGGCTGTCCATGCTCACGGAAAAGGGCGACATCAAACCGTTCGGGGAGTTCCTGACGGACGTAAAGCAGATAAATGCGCAGTACAACCACAATTACCTGTACGCGGAATACAACCACGCGCTCGGGGCGGCGCAGATGGCGGCCAAATGGCACGACTTCGAGCAGGACGGCGACCGTTACAACTTGCAGTACCGCACGGCGGGCGACGACAAGGTGCGCGAGGAACACGCCATACTCAACGGCACGACACTGCCGCCGTCCGACCCGTTCTGGGACATGTTCCTGCCGCCAAACGGCTGGAACTGCCGATGCACGGCCGTACAGGTGCGAAAGAACAAATATCCCGCATCCGACCCAGAACTGGCCATGAAGCGCGGGCAGAACTGCACGGAGGGGGCGAAAAAGGCCATTTTCAGGTATAACGCTGGAAAGTCGCTGCAACTGTTCCCGCCAAAGCACCCGTATTTCAAAGCACCCGCAGAGGCAAAGCAGGTCATCGAACAGGTGACGCAGGAAGCCATCAGGGAGAAACGCATCCGCGACATGGTCGAGGAACTGCCCGACAACCTGACGCCTGAAGAAAAGCAGGCCATTGCCGCGCACAACCTTGAAATAGAAGAAGCCCTGAAAATAACAAAGGGAAAACCTATGACCGTCGAGCAGGCAGACCAGCAGCACGCCAATCCGAACTATGGCAAAAAATACGAATACAGCATCAACTGCCAGACCTGCGCCCCCGCTTATGTATTGCGGCTGATGGGCTTTAACGTGACCGCAAAGGCCAACACCAAAAACTCGTTGTCGGAATACCTGTCACGCCAGCGTTCGTTCGAGGCATGGAAGAACACGGACGGGTCGCCAGCCGTGCCGACGCTGACATACGACTGGATGATAGCAAAGGGATATAAACAGATGTCGAAAAAAAGATATGCTGAATATTTCGAGGAATGCTGCAAGGAGACGGGCGTATATATACTGACTATCGGCTGGAAAGGCGGAGGGGGACACGCAACTGTCCTGCAACGTTTTGAAGACGGTACATTGAAGTATATAGAACCGCAGGTTTACAGTGAGAGAAGCGGGGCGAAAAGGAGCATTGACGAACTGTGCGAAAGCGGGGCGACAAAACCCTACCCCAAAAGAGGCGTGCTGCGTGTTGATAACAAACTGTTCGACACTAAATTTGCATCAATCTTTGACAAGTAAACGGATAATGCCCAATGCTTCAAAGCCCGTTACTTCGGTGGCTTTGCCGTCTTTGAAAAGGTAGATGTAAGGGAAGCCCGTATCAGTGTCCTCTGGGAAACGGAACAAAAAAGCGTCTTTGCCCTTGTACTTACCGAGGTAGTCAAAGGCATCGCCGTAAAGGTCGATAAGACTTTTTGCGGCACTCTTTATTTGTTCGGGCACTTTCATATCGGCAAAAATACGAATTATTTTTTGTTTAATTATAAAAATAACACCCAAAATGATAGACGGGGAACAACTTAAAAGAAACATATTGGACGATATGCGCGTGGAACTCTCCGACGAGTTCGACAAGAACTTCGACCGAAAGGCGTTTTTTACAAAGAAATGGAAACGCCGAGCCAACCCCAACGCGAAAGGATCGCTGCTGATGGTTACGGGAACAATGCGCCGAAGCATCAAGGCGGAAGTAAGAGGAAACGGTGTGCGGTTCACGTCCGCCGTGCCATACGCAGCCATACACAACGAGGGCGGAACTGGAACAAAGCCTGTGCGGCAGCATACCCGAACCAGCAGAAAGGGAAAACAATACACGGTAAAGGCGCACACGCGGAAATTTACCATGCCGAAGCGTCAGTTTGTGGGCGACGGCAAACGGACGCAGGAAATAATAAAGGGCGTCATTGCCGATAACGTCGCGGATTTCAACATGCAACTGTCTAAATTCATAAGGAAATGAGAAAACAGATTTTTCAGGCAATCTGCACACGTCTTACCGAGCGCGTGACAGATATTCAGTTTATAGACCTGTGGAACAACAACGTCCAGACGCTTAGCGGCGGCGCGGTATGGCCTTTGCCTGCCGTGTTCGTGGAGTTCGAGCCGATAGAGTGGCGGCAGCAGAACAACGGCGCACGGCGCGGCGACGTGGCAGTGCGCCTGCATCTGGTGACGCGAACCGTCAGCACACACGGGGCGAAAGACCCGAAAATGTCCGACGCGCTGGGGTTTCTTGATTTGATAGACCAGATAAATGCCGCCATGCAGGGATTGCGGGGGGATAACTTTTCAGGCTTCCAGCTGACTACCTCGGCGACCAACCACGACCACGCGGAACTGATGGAGAGCGTCGAGCGGTACACCACCAGCGCGCAGGACATCACGGCAGTGCCGAAAGCCACACAAGTGACGGGGATTGCCCCGACGCTACGGAAAGGGTAAGAAAAAGCCCCGCGTTCAGGTCGCGGGGCTTTCATTGAGTGCATCCCATAAGGTGAGTTGCTGCGGCTGCTGCACGGGAGGAGGCGTTGGTATGCCTAAATAATTCAGGTAGGTGCGATAGCAGATTTTGAACTTTGGAAAAATATGCTGCCGCCATACGGCCTTGTAACACCGCGCCTGATTGCCGCTTTCATAGTGCTGCTCGGTAATGGCGCGAACCATCCTTACACGCTCTATGGTACTTTCGTGGTGTTTTCGTTTCTCCATCTGCTTACTTTTTACTACCTTTGCAAACGTCCTTTTACAAAGGCTTTGCGCTGGCTCGCTGTTGGTTAAGTTTGGCAGATGGAGCTGGCGCGGTCTTTTTTATTCCGCTGCCTCCGCCTCGGTTCCCTCTGCTTCCGCATCAGGTTCCGGGGTCGTTTCATTCTCCAGCAGCAGGTCCACATCGGTAATGCCCAGCGGTATGTTGACCCATGCCCCGGTCTTGGGGTTCTTGCGCTGTGCCCGGATATAACGGCGCGTGATGCTCGGCTGGTAACTTTCCTCGATTATCTTCACGCCCTCCAGGAATTGGTCGTCGCGGCTTTCCTCTGCCATTTTGCGCAGCTGGAGCACGCGGCTGGCCTTGAGGTTCCCCTGACCGTCCCGGCTCAGCAGGCGCAGAACTGCCGACACAAGTGCCTTGCTCTTGTCGTCGGTCGCCAGGCTCTCAATATAGCCGCGCACCATTGCGATGCCGTCCTCCACTGTGTCCCGGTAGCCGTCCACAGTATTGACCCCCAGAGTGAGGCGCAGGGTGCTGTCGCTGTTCGTGAACGTGTGGCTATATTGGCCGCCGTCCTTGGTGCCGAATAACTCGGCTTTCATGTCGATAATGGCCGCGAAGTTGCCGAAGACCGTATCCTTAACGGCTTTGATGTCGCCGCTCAGGTTCAGCAGTTCCGGGATTGCCTGCTCCAGTTCATCATCGACCATTTGCGCGTAGGTCTCGCGCTGCTGCTTGCGTTGCTCCGCAGCTTCCTTTTTCGCTTTTTCAGCCTTGAACGCTTCCCATTCGGCGCGTTCTGCGGCTGACATTGTTACTTGTTCACTCATTGTTAAATGGGTTTTAAGTGGTTGTTAAATTGTGTTTAACTGTTTCGGTGCATGTCCTTTTACACCGGCTCAGCGTTATTCATAATCTTCTGCGTCCGGGCTCTCGAAATTGAGGCTCCCGGCTTCCTCGCTCGCCCACCATGCCAGGGCGTCCAGCAGCTCGATTTTGGCGTTCTCTGCCATGCCCTCCGTCTGCTCCAGTATGTAGGCTTTAATTTTTTCCAGTTCGTGGGTCATAATTTCGTGGGTCTTGATTTATTGTGCTTAGTTCTATTCGTTTGGGAATAACTACGCCCCAATTGCATGACCGGCAGCACTCGCCGTCCTCTTTTACAGGGTATGGGTCGTTTCCATACTCTGTAAATTCTTTGCCGCAGATGCAGCACACTTTTTTGTCCTTTTTCATCGGCTCGTTAGTTTAGCGTGGGGTCAATTTCGCCGCCTGCCGAATAATGTTGCATCAGCATCGCGTCGGTCAGAGCGTCAACCGCCCGGGCGTCCTTGACTTTGTTGTTAAATGTCGCTATGAGGTTGCGCAGCCGCTCCCTCGGTATCTTGTTAAAATCGGCGTAACCGCTGGCGCGCATGGCTATGCCCTTAATGATTGATATGTTCGACTGCTGCCCGGTTTCCCGGAGCCAGCCGCCGATTGCCGCAATTACCTGCTTGCGCAGTTTGTCAAGTCGTGCCGTGCCCTGCTTCTCGTCCACCTGGGCGCTCAGCTTTCCGCAGATGTCTATGAGCTGGTGCTGCGTCAGGTCGCGGCTGCTCTCAACACCCCAGCTTGTCAGGATCGCACGCTTCGCTTCATCATCAAGCCCCAGAACTGTGCAAAGGGTATGATATTTTTTCAGCAGTCCGCGGTGTATTTCGTCCATTGTCTTGTTTTCTTTTGCCATAGTCGTAATTATTTGATTTGTTCGGCCCAGTAGTCGTTTGCGCCCTGCTCCCAGATTATGAAGTCCGCGCCGCCCTCGCCTTTGTCCCGGTCCTCGTAGCGCGTTGTTACAAATGCCTTGAAGCCCTCGACCTTGATTTTGATGTCCGCGTCATAGCGTATCTTTTTCGCTATGTGCCCGTCCGGATCCTTGCCTGCCTTGTCGGCCTGGCTTATGAACACGAACAGTTTGTCAGGAAATTCAGCTTTTAGATCCTTGAATTGCTTCATGTAGAATTTGTCCAGATATTGCAGGCTGTCGATCACGATTATTTCAGGACTTTTGCGCTTCCGCAGTCGGGCGCACAGTTCCGGCAAGTCCTCTTTGTTCAGCAGGATTATATTGCTGCCGGCTTCCGCCATGCCCACGCGCTCCCATGCCTTTTGAAGCGATAGGCTCAGACCTTGTTCCAGACTGTCGTAAGCCACGCGACGGAAGCCGGCCAGATACTTGCAGAGCTGGAGCGTGAAAGTCGTTTTGCCGCTGCCGCTGTCGCCCCAGATAAGCCACACCCCGCGGAGCTCCGGGCGGCCGAAGCTCGCCAGGAACGGCCCGTCGAAGTCTGCGGTCTCGAATTGTGCCGCCAGCACGTTTTTGTTACTTATCGCTCTGCCCATTGCTCTTTATTTTTTCGCCGGTCGCGGCCGTTCTCGCAGTGCCTCCGGGCCGTAGCCCTTGGCCTCGATCATCGCGTTTAATGCCTTGCGCTTCGCCGCCAGGTCCTCGGTGGTGTTCGCTTCTATCATCACACGCACCGTTTTAGGCCCGTAGCAGCCTTTTACTCGCTTCACTGTTATGTCGCACGTCCAGCCCTCCTCGAGCCAGTCCTGGAGCACCTGAGGCAGCCATGACGGCATGAGGTCAAACTCAGCGCGGAACTTGAAATTTACGGGGTAAGGTTTCATTTTTTCGCTCTTTTGGGGTTCACATAAGCCCAGCCCATAAGCCGGGCGGCAGGCAAGCCAATGCCGGCAACGCCTTTTATGCCTGAATTGGCAGCCCTTACGCAGAAATCGCCGTCCTCGTCCACCTCTCCATCACTGTACCCGGTATAAACCTGGAAATTGTTAAACACGAAGTAAGCCTCGCGCCGCCCGTCTATCATCGGCAGCGTGTCGGGCGATTTTAGAACCCGACGTTTGCCGCCCTTGAAAGTTACTGTTATCTTTCCACTCATTGCGCACCTCCTTTCAGCATGGCCCACACGCTGCGTTTTACGCGCCTCAGGTCGCCGTCTGCCTCGTCCACGATCTTGTTTATTGCCTTGGTATCGCGCACGCCGTTGGAAACGCATACACGCGCTATGTCCTCACTGTCCGGCAGCGGCAGTTCCACGAATTTGCGCCCTATGCGGCTGTAAATTTCCGCATACCCTTTGCGGTTCAGGCGCAGCCCCTTTTCAATCCGCGCTTTCAGGTTGCTGGTCGCGGTCAGGATTATGCCGCACTGGTCCTCGAGCTGATTATACAGGCTTATGAAAAAATAAAGCACCTGGTCGCTCAGTTTGTCGGCCTCGTCCAGAACTATCAGCGGCGAGTCCTTGCGCTTCAACGTGTCCACGATATTGTCCATCATGTCGCTTACCGTGGTGCCCGCTACCGTCGCGCCCATGTTCTGCAACAGTTTCGCCATGAATGTGCGCCGGTTCCAATACTCGGAGCAGACCATGTGATAGACATTGCGTCCGGCTGCGGTGTAGTTCTTTATGGCTTCGGTCTTGCCGCTCCCGGCTCCGCCGATAACTGCGGCAGTCAGAGAGTCGGCCTGCACGCTGGCAAGCGTGAATGTCATTATATCGTAGGCGCGGGTCTTCACCACCTGCCACCCGTTGGCTTCGGCTGTCCCTGTCTGGGCGGCTATGCTCCGCCACATGTCGTCGGCTATTGTGTCCCACTGTCCCGAAAGTATTTTGCTGACTGTCGCGCTGCTCACCCCGTTAAGGCTGTTGGCGGCTTTGTTCTGGCTCCCCTTTTGCCCGCAGTAGGCGCGGAGCTGGTCGGCAATCTGTTGTTTCTGTTCTGTTGTCATGTCCTTTTACGTCTTAAAAAATTGAATAATCGTTTACTTTCACACTTTCCACCGCGTCGCCCTGGCGTGTTACAGGTATCTCCACGGTTTCCACCTCTAAGGCTTCGATGTCGGCGGCGGCAAGTCTTTTGCGGCTGCGGTTGTCTTTGTGCTGCCCGCGGCTGTCCGTCAGCATGAGCCGGTCTTCCATGCACGCGCCCAGTGCCGGGGTGCCGTGGATCGGCAGTTCTGCGGCCCGCTCTATCACGCGCCGGGCTCCCTCGAAGTGGTCGCCCATGCGCCGCGCGGTCTCGGCTTCCAGCTCTTTGTTGAAGTCGCGCACCCTCTGGAGCTGCTCTGCGTCGCCGGGCTTCCGGTCGGCTAATGCCATTGGCTGCACATACTTTTCCTCAAGCATATAGCGGCGTGTGCCTGCTTCGTTCACTGCCAGAACTTGCGTCAGGTCCTCGGGGTCATACTTGACCGTCCAGCGCTCTGAGGCGTGGTCCCTGAATGTCAGGTCGAAGCAGTCATAATCACGCTTCACGCCTAAAATGGTGGGGCGCAGTCCGCAGCCCTCCAAAACGTTCTTAAAGCCGGTTTCTGCGCCGAAGTTCAGCAGGTACATTTCGCGGCTCATGGGCAGACGGTGTTCCGGTTTCAGCTTCGCCAGCTTCTCCATGAGCTTGCCGATTTTCTGCGCACGCTCCAGCCTCATTATTTCATCTATCTGCGCCCGGAGTCCGGCTTCATCGGGGAAGCTGTGCCGTCTCTTGTTCAGCGCCTCGCTGTTCGGTTGCCGCATCGGGTCGGTCGTTACACCGTAGCCGGCCCAGTTCGGAAACAGCTGGCAGTAGGTCATGTTTAAGTGCTTGAAATAAGGCTCTACGGGCTTCGATTTTGCGTTGTGCGCCTGTGCCGGTATCACCTTGTCGCCTAACACTGCGTACAGGTCGGTCATGGTCTTTATCGCGTAGCGGTCGCTCTGCACCTGGTTGTATCTGAGCATTTCGCCGGTCAGCTCCCGGCTGTGGATCGCGGCGTTCCTTAATGCCGCTTTTATCAGTTCCGGGCACTCATGGTCGCCGACGGCGTAGCCCATTGGATAGTCGACGCACGGGTCAAGCACTACCACGATTGTAAGGCGGTTGGTGTAGGTCGTTATGTTGTGTCCCTTGCTGTCCGTCTTGGTTTTCTGATACAGCAGCTCGACGGTCCAGCCGTCAAGCGAGCACATCAGGAACGGGGCGGTCGGTCGGCTGCGCTTAACCTGCATGGTCTTGCGGTTTCGGAAGTTGGTAACGCCTAACCGCCCGGCGGCTGCCTCTAATTGCAATTTCTCGCGCCATACTCCCACGGCGGCCGCTGTTATCTCTTTCCAGCCCAGTGCCCGGGCTTTCACGTTGTAGGCTTTCGCCACCACAGTGTCCTGCACGTTGTTGGGGTTGCTTATCAGCGTGGCGAGATAACCGGTTTGTTCATCGGTCAGCACCTTGCCGGCGTTGCCGTTCAGGAATTTGCCGGAAATAAAGCACACATAACCGTCGCGCACATACTCCGCGAATTTCATTTGCAGACGGCGCGGGCTGCCGGGCAGTGAGTGGTTGAAGCGGTCAGCCAGACGCGGCAGGGCTGCCGCTGCTCGGCTCCAGAACTCTTTGCCGGCGACTGCCTTTTTGCCGGTGCGCTGCCGCTTGCTCACATGAGCGTCCCAGCAGCGCCGGAAAGCGTTCATGATCGCCGCGTTGCTCGCGTACTCCAGCACTTTGTCATCTGGCAGGTTCCGCCCGTCGGCAAGCTTGTAAGTCTGGTAAAAGTTTAAGGCTGCGCCGTCAGGTTCCACAGTGTCTATAAACTCCCGGCTCTCGGCCTGTTCCTGCAAGTCCGGGTAACGCTTGTAAACCTCGGTCCGCCATTTCATCGGCAGGCTTTCAACGGCATACAGCGCAGTCCGCCCGTTGCCGCCCTTTTGGACCTGTTGCACTCTACCACGGCGCACCAGATTGTTAAGGTTGGCGGTCGTGATTATGCGCCCGGTCAGTTCGGCGTGGCTTATGCAGATTGTTCCGTTTACTGTTTCCATAGTTACAGGCTTTCAGCGTAGAGTTGCAGGTCCGTCAGTTCGGGGATTTTTTCAATTTGGCGAGTGCTAACAACTGCGCCCCTGCGGTCATACACCACAGCCGCGCCGGTCTGCTTGTCGATTTCCAACTTCACGCCGTTGTTGAAGTTCTGGACCATGAGCTGGCGCCCGTCCTCCGTTACATTGTGCATGGTCTCGCACTCCGGACAGTGGCACATGGCCACCCCGCCGAAGTTATGCACTGCCGTAAAACGGATCTTGCGGGCCGTGTCAGAGTCCCGGCGGTAGGTCAGTGCCAGATATACTGTTTTTTCCTCGACCTTGAACAGGCGCGCCAGCTTTGCGCGCACCTCGTTGCTCACTTTGATGTAACTGCTTGTTGTTCTCATATCCTTTTACTTTACTGGTGTCATGTAATAGTCATCAAACCATGTGGCTGCCTGGCTGTCTATCCATGCGAAGCCACATTCGCCGATGGCGACGAGTAGGGCGGTGGTGTTGTCTATCTGGTAAGCCACCATTTCGTCCTCCTGGTTGATTGTTTCCACGAAGTCGGCCAGCTTTGACCACTCCCGGAACCCGATTGTTAGTTTTGTTGCTTTCATTGTCCTTTTACTTTGGTTTCAAACTGTTTTTACTCCGTGTTTCCGTTGGTCAGGTGCAGGATTTTTTGTATCTTTGGCCGCCGTAACCTCAGTAACACGCTGCAAAGTTACAGAAAATTCTGATATGACAAAAACAAATAAAGAAAAAATTGCAGAAATTTCTGCAAGGATAGACACAATCATTGAGTGTACCTGTACGACCCCGAACAATTTCGCAAAGGTTCTGGGCTACACACGTGCCCAAACTATTTATGATATTCAGAACCGAAAGTGTGCCCCCAGCTACGATTTTTTCAATCGCTTTACCGATTCAGAATATTCTGCTATCATCAATCTGCGTTGGCTACTCAATGGGGAAGGGGAGATGTGGACCGATTTCATGCGCCGACTGACCCATGAGGAACAAATTGTCGTGGTTGATAATGTTAACCACGGCGTCTCTGTTTCAAGTTACCAAATGGAACAGGACGCGGACCGGTCTATTAGAATTGCCGAATTTGATTTATTGAAAGAGGAAAATGTAAGACTAAAAGACCGTGCAAAACTTGCGGACAGATATTACAAAATGACTTTGGAGCAGGCTAAAGAGATTGGGCGACTGGAGCAGCGCATCAAGGATCTTGAGCAAAGATTGGAAAAAACTGCTGGCGATGTCAGCACCGGCGATATTGCAAGTGTCGGTTAGGCGGCTATGTTCCTGCGTTTACCCTTGTGCCTCCCCATACCCCCTCTAAGGGGTCAAAATAGGGGAGTTTTCTGTTTTTCAGCGTGTTTTCAGAGCCATTAAGCGCATTTAACGCTAATAATCAGCGTATTAAACGAATTAAAACAGGGATTTTAACGGGGTTAATTTTGGGATTAAAGGGGTGTTTATCGCATCAAAATCGCCGTTTTTGGCGGTCATTTTGTCCCTATGGGGGTCTATACCTATGCGCCTATGACCACCCAAATGACTATCCAACTGACCATCCAACCCCGTTTTAAGGACGAAACGGGCACGATTTTCACCGCTCCCCCACCCTCCGTCTGACCCTCCCGGAGCAGGGCGCAGCCGCCGGCATTTAACAGGGCATTTAACGCCTGCGCCGTCCGCCGGATCACTCGTGCGCATGGGCGCGCAGCTCTCGCCGCTCCCCTACCCTGCCGACCCACCGGCACAATGCCCCACAAACGCCGTAAACGCCTGAATTTCGCGCCCTCTGCGCCTCCGTGAGCCATTGACCCACCCACACAACGAAAGCGGCCACACAGCCGGCAAAAACCAGCCATGCAGCCGCACGTTATTAAAGCCAATTAAAGTCCGATTAAAGCCCCGTTAAACACCGATTAAACGGACCGCCCCAAAAATTAAAGCCGGATTAAAGCAAATTCAAGTTTTTGCACGTTTCGTTTTTCCCGACCAACCACTCCCAAACCGCCAAAACACACTGAACATCAGCACATTTCACAGCCGACCGACATTCACACCGTTGCTCGCTTCGTTTTCATGCCCATAATTTAATATAATATGCTTAACTTGCCTACAGTAATCAAGCAAGGATCGACCGTGAAAGCAACCTACACATATCTCGCCGACGGAACTAAAATCAAGACAATCAATGCGTCGGGCGTGGGATATGATTACATAGGTTCTTTCAAATATAATCGCAGCAATTCCAATATTACATTGGAAAGCGTTTCTTCGGCGGGAGGTAGAACGTATAAAACAAG